TGATGCCGTTGACTAGAACGGCAGTTCCTCTAGCGCGGTCTCTAGCTCAGGGTTGCCATCGTGCAGACCCTTCGCCTTGGCGGCAAGCATTGCCTCACCCTCATCGCGCACCTGGGCGTTGACCCACGCGATGCTCGGCTTCCTCTGGCAGAAGGTGCCGTTCGACTTGCCAGAGCAGGCGTAGAAGGCGCTGTACGGCTTCCCAGCCTTGCTGACACCGGCAGGCTTGTGCGACCAAGCGGTGCGGTGGTCTGGGCATTCGCCCTCCGCGAACAGCATTGCCGCTGCTACGGCCACATCGTTCGTGGGAAGTGACGGCTGAGATACCCTCACAGAATCAACGGAGAGGGGTCTAGGAGCCACGGAGAGGCTCGCTCCTGTGCCTGACGCATAAAGAGACCGACCCACCCCAATCTGGGCAGCGCAGCGGCGCAGAGCGTCACTGGCGGCTGACTTCAGTGGCTCGTCATCCTGCGCGCTGTTGGGATAGCCAAAGTCCTGTCGGACGGTGGTGATCCCATCGATCACGGCGATCAGGGTGCCGTGTACCACGAAGCGCTGAGCGTCGGCGACCTTGACCTCAAACTGCCAGCCAGCCAAGCCCAAGACATCGTCTAGGCGCTGAGCTACGGCTCGTGCATCTGCGTAGGTGAAGGTCATTCCGCCGCGCCCTGGGCGCTGCTTCAGATCCGTGCCGGTGAACGGTGCGGCCAGTGCCGCTGCGATTTGCTTAGTCATTCTCTGATCCTCCAATGGTCTCTACAGGTAGCAACTGCTCGGCTACCAGATTCAATGAACTCGCCTTTGCAATATGTCCGCTCTCGAATACGGTTCCCTCCTTCACTTCATATGCCAGATAGAGATACTGGCTCTTATCCATCACTCCGAGCAGCCACGCACGCTGGTACTTATCCGCGTGGGGTGGCCCATTGCGGTCCTCTCCAGGCGCGAGCTGCAAGTGAACGAAGGCGTAGTAGTCCACCGCTTGGTGGTCTCGGATGTAGTCAAAGACGCTGACCTCAACATCGTTGGCTGCCGGTCGGCTCCACCCCTTGGTCTTCACATCGACCTTGAGACCGCAGACCACATAGTCGTGCGTCGTGAGGTCCACTGGGATGAACGGCATCTTGCGCTCGCTGAGTACCGCCTCAAACACGGCCTGACCTAGCACGCCAGTCCAAGTCGTGTTGCCGTCCGCCTTCTCCTTTCGGAAGCGCAGCGCGCTGCTGGACTGCGCCTGCTTGAACATCTCTTCAGCCCTGACCTTGATCGCGGTGGTGAGTTCTACTTCGATCACGCTTGGTCCTCCTTCCCAAAGACGCGGAATACTCGCGCCCCTGGCTTCTCTGAGGTGAAGCGCTTGATGGCTTCACCGTAGGTGTCTGGAGCAACCGTTCGCAGGACATCTGCGATGCTCTCCCAGTCCACCTTGACGCTGCTCTTGTTGGTCTTCCAGGTGGCAAGCCACCCCTGACCCTTGACCCCTTCGCCGTCGGCGATGGCTTCCTTGATGGCGATTGCCATCTCCTTCAGCGCGGCATCCGCAGCCTCTGCCTCAACCTTCGCTTCGATGTAGAGCCGCGCAATGTGATCCAGCTGCGGATCAGCCACGGCGTAGGTGTTGTTGCTCTGCGGCTTGACTTCAGCGAGCGTGTCGCTGTCGTTGCCGGTCAGAGGTGGCGGAGTCTTGGACTGCACCAACTCGCGGAACAGCACGGCCTTGTCAAACAGTTGCGTCTGGTAGACAGGGTCAGCCTCCACGCGCTCAATGCGAAAGACCAGGTCAGAGAGCAGCACTGCGACATCGCAGTACGACGCGCCAGTAATAAACATCTGCCATTGCACCTGATCCACATACTCAGGTGGCACTGGGTACAACTGCCAGCGGTTGCTCGTTGAGGTCTTGATCTCTACGAGACCGTCGGTGTCGCCCACGATGGTGCGGTCGAGCGAAGCCATCGCCCAAGGGTGTTCCTTGAGGCGCACGATGCCGTTCGACTTTCGCAGCTTCTTGCCAGTCTCGGCGGTGTAGTAGTCGGCGACTGCCTGCTCTAGCAGTTGACCGCGCTGTGCGGCCGCTCCGACTTCCTGCTCACCGACCTGACCAGTCAACTCCGCCCAGAGTCGGTAGGCGGTTTTGTACGGCGACGAGCCATTGATGGCGGTGATGCCGGTGGCGGTGATGCCGCCCTTCCGCATCTCGAACCACTCTGGACTCCGCTGCGGTGCGGATACAAACTCAAAGCGCTTGCTCACTTGACCTCCTGTGTCTTCTTCAACGCCTTCACTGCGGCGCGCAGCTTGCCCTGTGCTTCTTTCAGGCGTTCCTTGTCTCCTGTCGTGTAGATGTCTACGACCTTCTGCCAGTGGCTGACCTTGCAGTCAGCGCAGAGGCGCTCAATCAGCGACGGCTTGGTCTCGGTGACCATCTGCCGCGCGCAGATCACGCACTTCCACTTGGTCACTGCGTGCGTCCAAATACAGGCTGGCTCTTAGCGATCTGGATCAACAGCGCCCAGCACACGCCGCAGATCTGGTCGCGCTTCTGTGTCGACTTGGTCTTGACTGGACCCTTGCAGTAGGCGCACCTCATCGTGAGACCAACTGAAAGACCAACACGGCCAGTACCCAGAACGCCATAACGGCGACGGTAAAGCTGAAGCGCTCACGGTTGTGCGCCTCTCGCTCTAGGCGCTGGTAGTCGCTGACAAACGACTTGTGCTTGACCATCTGTGGGGTAGACCTGCGATTCACTTTCATAGTGAACCGCCAACGATCAGCACGAGGATGATCGATGCAATGAAGAATGCGTAGGTCGCCATCTCAGCGAAGCTCGGCATCTCGGTGTATTCACGCAGACCTGCAAAGTCCGACTTGGGTCGGTTGCGATTGTCCGGTGTGCGCGGATCGTAGTAGCGCGTCAGCTTGCCGTTCTCCAGCACGCTGAATGTCTGTGGCTTCCTCTTCATCAGCGCACCGCCTTGGCACACTTCGCGCAGATGCGCGTGTAGATGTTGTTGTTATCCGCTGGAACCCTGACGGCCTTGCCGCAGTTCCAGCAGCTCTCCTTGATCCTCATAAAGACCTCCTGTACCAGCAGAGCCGAATGGCTCATTCCTCACTGGCAGGAGCAGCATACGCTCAACGGCAAGCAGCCGTCAACCCCTAAAGCACAACTTGTGGGGTGAATATGTTTTATGCAGGTTGGATACTCCCCTGGGTGGAGGAGGAGCCACCCAGGGGAAGCCGCCTAGGACGGCTGTGTCGAGTCCTCTAGGCTGATCGCTACCAGTAGTCGAAGGCAGACCCCACAGAGCAGCTCGTCGGCGCTCTCGACCTCCCAGACCCTAGCGACCATCTCGCAGACGGAGCAGTTGCCGAATGGCTTGGCGACCTTGACCGGCACGATTTACTTGTGAGGGCCGTTGCCGTTGGCGATCTCTGCCTTCGCCTTGCCGATGCCGAACTTAGGATCGTCAGGGTTGAGGGCGCGCACGATGACCTGAAGGCAGGCAGCGATGGCTCCTGCGAAGATCATATCTGCCTGGTCAGCGTCTAGGCGCGTGATCTGGGAGCCGCTCGCCAAGGCGATGGCGAGTCCAGTGCCGAGACCTGTGCGGAGCGCTTCGATCACCATCTCGTCAATGCCGGTATTGGCGACGATCCAGCCGAGCGATGCCGCAGCCTTGGCGCGGAAGCCCTTCTTGCCGTTGCTTGCCTTCGCGGCTTCTACGAGCGCGCTGAAGGCTTCCTTGCCTTTGTCATCCCAGTCAACGCGCTGGAGGGCCGCCTCAGCGTCGGCGATGACGGCGGCTGTCTTAGTACCCTTTGCCATTGGAACCTCCTTAGCGTGGCTGGTTGGTGCCTGTACGACGATTGTAGGAGCAGGCGTAGGTGCGACTACTGGCGCTACCACAGGAGCAGGCACGACTACAGGCGCTGCGACTGGCGCAGGAGCGGCGACCTTGCCTGGGTGCGTGACGATCAGCAGGCACTTGTAGTCGACTGCGACCTTCTTCGCCTTGACCTTGCTGTTGGCGATCTGGCGCAGCTGCTCTTCTGTGACCGGCACGCCGTATTTCTCAGCGGCTTGCTTATCGTCACGAGTCGGACACGCCCACTGCCAGCCGTGATCGGCGCACCAACCTGCGGAGGTCATATGGCCGTAGCCAGCCTTCAGGTGCGCTG